ATTAGTTTGCCGGTTGTTCCATCGAAACGAACCAGGGCGTTATCGGTTGCGCTTGCCGCGCCAACCACATCGCCAACCTGAACAACGGATGCGGTTCCATCGTTCTTTTCGAAATACATCTTGCCATCGTATGTATTGATAGCAATTTCGCCCAATTCCAAATCACCCGTTGTTGGCACTTTGCCCGCAACGGATGATCTTTTTACCTTAATTGTATTTGCCATTTGGCTACCCTTTCACGCCTATATAGGCGGGTGTTTGATTATTTAGAATGTACCGCCATCAATCGTAATACCATCAAAGGTTGTTAGATTGGTGATCGAACCGCCGGTGATTGCCACATTGTTCGCATCTTGCGTTGACATTGTGCCAAGTCCTGAAACCTGGGTGTTTGCAATCGCAATCGGCGTTGCGGCAAGGGCGGTAAGTTGACCTTGCGCGTTTACCGTTGCGGTAAGCGTATTCGATGCGGAACCGTATGAACCGGCAGTTACGGCGGTGTTGGTGATACTAAAAGTATTGCCGGTAAGGGTAAGACCTGTACCCGCAACATAAGTACCCGCACCGCTAAATTGCGACCAGGTGATCGGCGTTGTTCCAAGTGTTCCACCGGCATTTACCGTACATACCCAACCCGTATCGGCGTATGTTGAACCTTCTTCCACAAAGGTATAAGCGGAAACCAATTCCGCCCAGGTATCAGCATCCGAAGAACGCGCCCATGCGCCGGAAGCCGCAACATAAATACCGTTGTTTTGGCTTGCAGTTTGATTTTTAACCAATACGCGATCACCGGCAACGATGGAAACGCCATCAATTGTTTGTGCGCCGGAAAGTGTAATGTTGGCAGTAGTTGCCGCCTTAACGGATGCCTTAACATCAAGACCCTGGGCAACTGAATCCACATAGTATTTGGTTGCCGCATCTTGATCGCTAACAGGATCAGCCAGGTTGGTGATCTTGTAACCGTTCATACTGAAATCGGCAGTTGTTGCGCCTAAATCAGCCAACACCGCCGCCGCCGCCGCAGTAACAAGACCTTTGGCGTTTACAGTTACTTTGGTGAAAGTACCAACATTACTGTTAACAGTTGCAAGGGTAAGTGCCGCGCTTACATTGGCGGAACCGTCAACACTTGCAAGCGTTGCAGTTGCATCACCGGTAAGGGATAGATCACGCGCCGTTGCCCAGGTGGTTGCAGTACCCGCATTACCGGAAATACTGCCCTGGATAGTGCTAGAAAATGTTTTTGTGCCACCAATGGTTTGCGAAGTTGATAGATCAACGAACGCGCCATTACCGGCAATTGCAATTACAGAAGTTGCCGAACCGCCTGCGCCGCCCGTACCCGTACCGTAATAAAGAATATTACTTGCTTCGTTAAAAGCCAATTCCGCGTTTGCAAGCGTACTTGGCGCACCTGCGCCACCGGAAGCGGCGCGGCGTTTAATGCGAATGGTATTTGACATGGTTTAATTCCTTTTCAAAAGTTGCCGCCATCGGCGATTTCGGTTTGCGGCGTATTAACCCATTCGTTCACGCCGAACATTAAAACATCGTATTGTTGCGCCCCGGTAATGCTTACCGGATAACCGCCTATCTTATCGCCGCCATCCGCACCTTTAACCCCGCGATTGATTTGAATCACTTGTTTAGGTGTTGGCGTTACCTGCACATTAACTTCGTTACCACCTTGAATATTGGCAACGATGTTATTTGCATTTTGTACGGTTACATTCGTGCTTGAAGGTACGGCGGTAACATTAAGTTTTGCCATAATGCGCCCCTTATACCTTCACAATTCCATCCGAACGAACCAGGAAAAGCAAAAAGATAATGTTATCTTCGGCGGGTTGGGAACCTGCTACCGGGAAACTAATTTTGATCCGCCCGCTAAATCCTGCGCCATTGTTCGAATTGATTGCCATTTCGTCATCGGTGCTTAAAAGCCCCCAGGATGAATCGTTAATTACCAGGGTAAATTCCCCGGCGGCATCATCGCGATTGGTGATTGTTAGCGGAATTGCGGAAGGCGTAGGCGTGTAATTGCTAATGTCAAAGGTAAGCCCGTAACGGGTATCTTGAACATTGGAAAGTTGCCTGCGAACGATTTGTGCATCAATGGTTGCGCCGGTTAGATCAACGGGCGTTGTTCCATCTTCACTTGTTAATTGCAGGTTCCAATAGGTTTGTTGGTTGTAAACCAATTCGCCTGCAATGATCGGATTATCAAATCCGCTTACTTGCGTAAGTGTATTTTTTGCAAAAACTGCCATGTTAGCCCCATTTTCCGGTTATAGGTTTCGCGCACTCGCAAAACCCGCCATCATGTCTTGTTTTATCTTTTCAAAAGTATAACGCCCCGAAGGGCGTTTTACTACCCCCAAACCGCTTCGGGTGTTGGCGGAAATACAGGATCAGCAACGGGATTAACTGCCAGGGCGCGAATTTGCGAACGCCATGCAATAAATTCCGCTTGATTGGTTAGATATGGCGAATTTGCAGGATCAGCAACATCGGGAATCGTTGTCCAATCAGTTTCGTATAAAAGTGCGCTTGCTTGTTCTTTGCATTTTATTTTTGCGCTTGCTTCTTGCGTTGGAATCCAAAGTGCATCCAATTCCGCTTGCGTTGGTTTTGGGCGTGAATCAAGCCAATCAATACCTTCATAAGAATCGCCATTTGTTACCCAGGCATAAGAAGCGTAATTTGAACGAAGAATTTTATCGTAATCAATCATTTTATGCCCCAATTTCAATTGCAATTAAACTTGAAGTTGTACGGAAACTTCCGGTGGAATCGCCATCATCCCATTCGCGGTTTATATAAACCGTACCATCCGGGCTTGGAACTCGGAATATTTGAATATTGTAATTTGTGGAAGAAGTTGTGGATGGGCTATCAATATACATAATTGTATTTGAACTAATTTCATATCTTGATCGTGTACCGCCGCCAACAGTTGCCCTTGTTCGGCTTCCCGATCCATCCCCTTGCAAAACTAAAGTTGAACCTCTATAAATTCCCAATCCTGAATCTTGTGAAATAATTTCACTTCCGCCAACTTGAACCTGCCCAAGAATTAAAATTCTGCTACCTGTACCGCTTGGCGTAATGTTCAAAGATAAACCGGTAATTGCAGTCCAACCACCAACATTTATGCCTTGCGTATCTGTTTTTGTTACCTGTACCGCCTGCAATACTTTACCCACATTGCCAATTGATGCCCAAGTGCGATCACCGCGCAAATAAGTTGTTGAAGATGCGGTTCCGCTTGATGCCAGGTTTGCGTTTGCAACCAATCCATTAAGCCCATCGGTTGCATCAAGTTGCCCCGAAGTGTTTAGGTTGTTGGCTAGTTGTGCCAGGTTAAATGCTTGCGTCATTAGACTGCCCCCGTTCTTGCAAAGGTTTGTTGCAACAATAATTCGGTGTTTAAGGTTGGCGAAATTGCCAAATTATAACCACCCGTTGCAGTAGTGTAATCGGTTCCCTGGAATAAAAGAACCCCGTTTTGATACAAATTAAACGCATCCGTTGTATAACTAAACGGATAAGAAGTTTGCCCAATAACCGTATTTGTCAGCACATTAGCAATATCACCCGCAGGCAAACCAAGGTTGTTTGGTGTCCATTGAATCACCGTTAACAATCCATTTGCCAGGCTTGGGAAGTTTGTAATTGTGCCGCCAACAATATCGTAATCTTGATCGGTCATTACTGTACCGTTTAAGAAAAGCAATTCATATCCGCTTGTTAGCGCAAATCCAGGCGTGTAATTTGATGCATTGGTTAGCGTAGTGGTGTTGCGCGTAAATGATGCGTAAGGCGTTCCCGCGTTGGTTGATTTCATGGAAGTAATGGTTACCTTATCGCCCAGGGTTAAGCCCGTTGCAAAAGTAACCGTTCCCGTACTTCCTGCCGTATCGGTATATTCTGATTCATCAATCAATACACCGTTCACAAAAACCAAACATTGATCCGCTATATAACCCGAACCCCTGGTTACCGTAAACACCGTTTGCCCGGCGGTTGCGGTAAATTGTTCAATGGTCATATAAAACGGATCAGGCGTTGCAAAGCCAACTACGCGCCCGTAAATATCAATGGTTAGTTGCGCGATTCCCGTAACTGTTTGTTGATAAACGCCGGAACCAAAATCCAGGTAAGGTTTAAGGGATGCAACAATCTTGCCATCGGGATTATTGGAAACCGCAATTTCACCGGTTCCGGTTGTAGTTGTACCGGTTTGAATAACCTGCCCGGTTCCATAATCCAAATCAATCGTATTGGTTCCAATGGGCAATGCCGACCACAAACGCGGATCAAAAATTGTTGCCTGGGTTGGAACGAACGCACCGGTACTTGCGGCGTAATCCGCAAAGCCCGTTGCAAAACTAAACTTGCGCCCGGTTCGGTTAGCGTATGCCAGGTAAACCGTTGTACCAAATCCAGGATCAGCCAAATACCAGGTGTAATTTGCCGGGTTTGTGCTTGCTTCCGGCGAAGGAACATTGTGCAAACCGTAATACAGGCGATTGGTTGGCGTAAAACTAAAATTGGAAGTGCCGGTTGCATTGTCTGCGTATGCAACATCCAAGTAACGATCCGAATATTGGAAAGTGGTTGGCTTCCAAATAAAAGGCAAACTTGCGCTTGAATACGCCGAAGTACCCAAAGAATTAACCATCCTGGAAAAAAAGTACCAGGTTCCCGCAGGGATGTTGGCAAGCGTTATGGCAGGCAACGCCGATCCAGGCGCGTAAGGCGTACCGTTGGATTGAATTTCGGTTGTACCTGCAAAGATCAACTGATTAGTGGTTGGCGTTGCAAATGCCGAATACCACAATTCCGCGTACTGAATAATGCCTTGGGAACTTGCCGTTAGGTTTACCAGGAACAAGGGATTCGTTGCGGTTGGGTAACTTGCGCCAACCGTAGGCGCGGGGATCGTGCCAAACACCAATGGGTTTGGTATGCCCGTATTGGGCGAAGGTTGAAATTGCGTAATGGCGGTATCGTCATAAACGGCGGCATTGAATTCTGTAAGAATCAAATCCGCAGTAACCGCGCCATCGCTTGCAAACTTTTCCGTAACCTTCATTACGCGGAACAACTTTGCCGCCCAACCGTAATTGGTATTGGTAACGGTAACAATATCACCGGCTTCCAATTGGATGCCTTCAAAGTTGATTTGCACCGAAACTTGCAAATCTTCGCGCCCGGCTTTAAGCATACGGGTTGCAATGTATTGCGCCCGCACATCATTGTTAACCAAAGGAAGGGAAACTGAATTTTTGTTTACCGGTTCATTCGGGAACAAAAGGCTTGGATCAATTTCCTGCAAATCGAAAGTGGTGGAATTGAACGCATCCTGGTTACTGTTATCCGGGAATTTACATTCGATCACATTGTAAGAAGCCGCAACATCCAAGGGCGTGATTTGGATTGCCGAAACCATGTTGGAATCGTTCAAATCCATTGCCACCGTATAAGTTGGGCTTTGCGTAATAATTCCCCATTGCCCCGCAATTTCGTTGTATTTCAGCAGGGCATCGCATGAACTTGCCATATCTTGCAAGTTATCCATGATGGAACGATTTGTATCCACCACTCCATCAAATCGGAATCGCGCCTGGGTTGCAGGGTTACCGCTTGCATTGGTGTACGAAAACGATTGGGCGCAGTAAGTATTTAATGCGGTAAGGCTTGCGGTATCAACCTGGGCAAGCGGAATTGCCGCGCCGTACACTTCATTGGTAAGGTAATCGCGGAAACAATCCCCGGGTGCATACCTTGAATTGGTTACCTGGAATTTTGTTTGTTGAATACCGGTAAGCCCGGCATCGGTGTTGTATGTAATATGAACAATTGCAAACGCGCAATTTGTCATTAACTTATTGTTGTCCCAGGTATAAGTTAACCCAGGGGTTTGCATTACCTGTATTGCCGTTTGAGTACCGCGCACCGGCGTATTTGATCCGTTGCGAAACATAAATATTTGCAACTTGCCGTTAACCGAAGAATCGGTGGTTCCGGTAGATTCATCCGTTAGTGAAACCACATCCGGCGAAGTGCTTGAAGCAAAGTTGCAACGCTTACCACCCCAATACACATTCCCAAAAGTAATCGTATCGGAACCGTTGTTGGTTACTTCGGAAATGGATAACACATAATACAATTCCTGGTTGTTGGAACTGATTGATAGATCGGTGATCGTGCCACCCAACCAGGCTTCACCGTACACCACCGGAAGTTTGTTATCAGTTGCGGGCGGAATTTGTTGGCGATTGCCTGGATTGGGTGAATCACCCGCAAGACCGCCGCCGCCATCAGGTTGTTGGGGCGAGAAAAACGCCTTCGTAATAATGGCGGAAATCGCCATGTTGATAACAAACGCGGTTGCCACCGCCGCGAAAGAACCTGCCGCCAAACCAATAACGGCGGTTGCAATGATCGTACCCGCCGCCCAGGAAGGAACGGCAACGGTTGCCAGGATTACGGCAAGGGCTAGTTTATTGAATCCAATTTTCATCTTTTTTTCTAAACCCATATTTTTCGTATTTCAAGCCCGGCGAAGTATCTAACTTTGTGATCGTGAAATACTTGATTCTTCCTTGTTCCTTCAAGTGTTTAGCATACGCCAAGTATGCGGCAAACAATCGAAAGCCGGTAGTGGTATCACGATGTTCGCGGCGAACAAACCATGCCAATTCGTGCATCGCAAAAGTTTTGTTGCACCAAATTGTAGGAAGTACCATCGCCATTAACAACCCCTTACCTTCTTCCAGGAACACTACACCTTGCCCGGCAAACACATTATCCAACAAGGTGTTCCAATATTCTTCGTTTTCTATTCCTTCCAATTCAGGAAAATCCGCTTCGGCGCGAAATTCCTTCATCATTTGGATTATTTCTGTCTTATCGTATTTTGTTGCCTGTCTTATCATGTTTTGCCAAATTGATAGTTGATCGTTGTAATGAACGCCACGCGATTCATGGAAGTATCCCCAGGCGTGAAGAACTGCCACGAATTGTTATTGGTATAACGCCCCGCAACGCGATTTTTCAAAATCAGTTGAATCGAAGATGCGTTTACCGTAATCACGCCAACAAACATTCGCGCTTCTTCCATCCATTGTTCGGAAATTGCAAAACTGTTTACAAACCCGGTAAAGAATTTGTAAAGCCCGCCGGTTCCGCCGGAAGTAATCAATGCGCCATCAACGGTAAAGAAGCCATGCCAGGCTTCAATCTTTGCACCCTTAATTTCATTGCCCAACACCCAACCCAACATGGCGGTATCAATGCCGACCAGGGAAAATGATGTTTCGTTGGCGGTACTCTTAATATCCCTGGTTGCCTGCCCAACCGAAATCAGTTGTCCAACACCTGCGAACGGTGCGGCATCAACTGCCGGAACGGTGATCGGTGCGGGTGCGGTGGTAAACAAGTAAGTGTTTGAAGGCGTGGTTACCCGCACAAAATCCGCGTAACGAATATTGTTGGTGTTATCAACCGGCGCAATTATGTTCATGTTGTTACCGCTTCAAATGCAACAAAGTTGCCATCCCAGGCAATGAACGAATCATTGGTGATTGGCATCAATGTATAAGTTGGATATTCGCGCAGGATCACCGGGAAGGTTACGCCGGTGTAAGAACTGCCCCCCATGCTTACGGTTGTACCGTA